CGAACTACCGATCAGACATCGCTGCCATCGAAAGTGCATTGAAAGAGGAGTATGGACACAAGTCCACCGTGGTTTACTTTGGAGATACCTCGACAGCAGACCGCGAAGAAGCAGTCAATCGCTTTCAGAATGACCCTGAGTGCATGTACTTCGTGGGCAATGCCCAGACTGGCGGCTTTGGAATTACGCTGACCGCTGCTAGCAACGTGGTCTATTACTCGAACAGCTACAACCTAGAACACCGGCTGCAGTCTGAGGATCGTGCACACAGGATTGGTCAAAAGAACGCAGTGACCTACGTAGACCTGATCAGCCCGAAGACTGTCGACGAAAAGATCGTCAAGGCACTGAGAGCAAAAAAGATGCTCTCAGCACAGGTGCTTGGTGACGAATGGAAAGAGTGGTTAGGCTGATTGCTTTACGCGCAAGAAGAATTCAAGGAAGACCTTTTCATTCATGCTGCGCAGCACGTTACCTGGGAAATACTGGTCAGGCCAACCATCTTGCCTGTCAGACAGGATGTACAACCGCTGGCTGTTGGAGTATTCGAAATTAAAGTTGTTCTCTGCTGCCATGCTTTTTGCTGTTGCGATCTTCATAGTGATCTCCTTGAAAAGGCTCATTTTACTACGAAGTGCGCACCAGTGGCTCATCCGGTGAGCTTGTCGATGAAAAAGAGCCTAGTCTATGCCTGACAAGTACCTCGAGATGTGCCGGTTCTCACGACGTGGCCCCCAGGGCCATTTTTATGGCTTGCCCATAGTAAGTTATGAGGAGCCTGGTTCCGGGTCCTCTGGGATCATTCTGGGGGTCAGCTTTCCTCGCGCCGGGGCTAGTATTTGTCCCTGCGAAAATATTTTTGCTAAAAGTGCGCGCAGTGCGAGGTTTCACCGTAGAATCTAACCATGCTCACCGAGAGCGTAACTAGAAAGAAGAAAGGTAACATCATGGAAATTACTGTTCGCATCACCAACGTGTACGGCCAGAAGGCTGTGTATCCTGTCTGTGAGACAGCTCGTATCTTTGCTGACATCGCTGGCACCAAGACTCTCAAGCCAACAACGATCAACTCAATCAAAGCATTGGGTTACACCATCAACGTACAAGCGGAGACAATCTAATGAATATCCACATGCAAGACATTCAAAAAATCCTTAAGTGCAGCGATGAATTTGCTGCTGACGTTTACTTTGAGATGAGCATTGATTTCAGTGAGTGCACTTCTAAAGAATTCCGCGAAGAAGTTTTGTTCTGTGCAGCAATGCTTCGCGCGACTACTGATCAGACGGAGACAATCTAATGACTTACAAATTCAACAAACACAACGTTCTTGAACACTTATGGGCGCGTAAAGAAGCCCTCGAGAAGGAATGGGACTTTAATCCTGACAACGGTTACTCACAGCTTGATCCTTCTGACTTTCTTCGCGTGATGGCTTATGGCAAGTACATTGAAATAGAGAATATCATCAATGACATCGAGTGGAAAAACATCAAGGAGGCAGCATGAGCACATTACGCAGCCAAGTTATGGCAGAGCTAAAAGAGATGAAGCGCGTTGGCATGCGCGTTCCTCCAAAGGCTTTTGATTTACTCGTCGAGGAAGACCTTGATGACTATGACAACATGTCTGCTTCGGAGATAGCAGATCTTCTAATTGAACTTGCAGGAGTGAAATAATGGACTACGCATCGATGACCACAGACGAGATTGGCGGAATCTTTTCAGACTGGTATAAAGACACACATGGCTTTCGCCCACGCCACGTCAGCTTTGACGACCGCGAAGCCTTGATCAACGGCTGCATGGAGCTGGCTGCTTACCATGACAAGATGAATGAAACTTTTGAAGGCCGTGAAGAATTGCGTGAAAATGGATGGATCGTACATGAAGAAGATCCTGAGTTGCAGCGCCGTGCTTACTGGCTTGCTCAGGAACGCGACCGGATTAAAAAGGAGCAATATGCAGAACATTGGCACGACTCGCTCGCTGAAGCGCGTCACTACGCGGAAAAGGAAACGGCGTAGCGATTTTGCAATAGCCTTTAACCTCCCTCGCAAGAGGAAGGTGAAGGCAGCATCATTTGGTTGTAAGAGGAAGAAGCCAAGGTATGACAAGAGCAAGCAGGCAAGCCGCAGGAGGAGTCACTCCAGACGCAGCGAACGGTTTGCCCGGATCACGACCTTGCGTATTCGAATTATGTTGATACACAGAAAGAGAAAGGAAGCAACATGAAGAAGATCATTGAGTGGACCGTGACATTCGTGACCATGGTCATATTTGGAGCAGGCCTTGCAGTCATCACCATCGAGTGGATGGCAGGCTGCGGGGAGTCTTACGTCGACGCATACGGCAAGCGTCACCTGAATGAGTGTGTATTTATTAACTTTCCACCTAAGGAGTAACCATGAAGAAGATCATCACTGGCCTGCTGGCCTCTTACCTAACCTTGTCTGCTGCCTCAGTCTATGCTGCATGCGTAGTGACCACGAACCCAGGACCTAACGGCCGCCTGATCGTGTGCACCACTTGCTGCGTAGGTAATAATTGCAGCACGAATTGTATTTAAACCGTCTGAAAGGAAAAATCATGACACAAGAAGCACTGCACTTTGAAGAGAAGACCAATGGTACCGTAGAGGTGGCAAGCCTGCGCGACTACTACGCTGCTAGGATCCTCCAGGGGCTTGTAGAGAAGCACGGAGCAGCCTACATGTATGAAACTATCAGAGAAGCTTTCCGCATGGCTGATGCAGCCCTGGTCATCCGCGAGGAGAGCGCAAATGGCTGATGCAATTGACCTGAGTAATCTTGTCTTGCCTAACGCCGAGGACGAGTTTGCGGTCATCAACAAGAAGAGCCTGGAGAACGTGCTGCGGTTCGTGAACACGGTGCAGGTGAATGATCTGACCGTCAGGATTGACCCTGAGAAGAACACGCTGTGGATCTGGAACCATGCAGGCCCTTCAGAAGGCGAAGGTGGTGAATTTAAGTTAAACGAGTTTGCCAAAGTCGTGGAAGAATTCTACAAGGAGAACTTCTAAATGCCATGGTGCTGCGCATGCAAAGAAGAGTGCAATGTGATCGAGGTTGACTTCGGGATAGGCTCTTACGAGTATTGGGGAGCAAAGGGTGTTGACATTCAGATTGAGGAGGTGAGCTCGTGCTGCGAGGAAGACTGGACAGACGAGCCGCCAGAAGAGGACGACGATGAAGACGAAGAAAAGGAGAAATTGGATGGCTGACGTACTATTTGGCTTGATTGCAGGTCTTGTTGCAGTAATACTGGGCTCATGAGATGGACGCCAATGAGTTTATTGAGATGGATCTACAGCTGGGCGAAGCGCAATCTGAAATTAGGAAGCTTCAGAAGGTCATCGAAGACCGCGACGCCACTATCAGCAGCTTGCGGGGTCTGCTCAACACAATCATCAGAACAGCTCAGGAAAGCTATTCACTCGGCTCAGAAAGAACTAGAGGATTTCCAGCGCCAAGTGGACAAGAAGTGTCAAAAGAAGCGTTTTGATAGCGAGATCTAATGTAAGATGACTTAGCTTGCGGTTGCCAACTCAAGCTTTTGAGGGCCTCGATGGGCCCTCTTTTTTTAACCTCGCACTACGCAGCTTCGTCAGGATCCTTACGCAGCTTGCATCCCAGGTCCATTGGATCTACCTTCAAGAAGTCAAAGACAGCCTTGCGGCGCTTCTCGGTTCTTTGACCTCCACACTGGCTGCATTGATGACCACACACATTGCAGTAAGACGGTGGGCTTTCGAATGCCTTGACGACGCGGCGCTTGTGCTCCTGGCGGCAATGATCGAGATACTGTGGCTGCCAACCACGGATTGCGATGAGCTCGTCGATTGCAGCGATCACGTGATGACTGACCTTGCGCCCCTTAATGGCGTTAAAGAACGTGCCGCGTGAAAGATCTAGACCATCAGCTGATTCGCGGTCATACAAGCGACTGATGTTCGGGTGCCCTGAGCCATACTCACTGGCCCATAACAAGATCTTCACGGTGTCTAAGTCGAGTGCCGTTGTTGCTTCTACAGGACGTGACATTTGATTCTCCTTTCTAAATGATGAGAGATCTATTATACATTGCATTTTGTGTAAGTTGTACAAAGTGCGTGATGTGCTGCGTGATTTTATCTTTTTGTCAGTGGACTCGTCCCAAAATCCCTATAGAGGGTTTTTAGAGGCATAAAAGAGTGAATCAATACAATCTGTTATGGTCTCGCGCGATCTAGAGACGAACGAACGAACGAATGAAATATTTAATTTGTATGGATCAGTTCACTCTGTTATGGCTGAAAAAAACATCTATAGCGTTTTTGAGCTGGGCTATGTACGTTGTTACGCTGTACGATCTAAAATAGAAAACAAATAGAATTTAAGGAGCCTGCTATGCCATTCCAGAAGGGCGTTAAACCAGAGGGATCCGGTCGCAAGAAAGGATCGCAGAATAAGCGCAATATCGAGCGTCAAGAGATCTTCGATCGCATCGTCGACAAGCACGGTGATCCACTCGAAGCCTTGGCCGAGATGGCCTTCGACCCTAACCACGATCTGATGGTCCGCAAAGACTGTCTCAAGGAAGTGGTTCAGTATGGTCATGCCAAGAAGAAAGCAATCGAGATCAGTGGACCTGATGGAGGCCCGATCGAGATGCGTCTTGAACTGATTGAACAGATCACTGCCCTAATTGAGAAGCTCAACAGCAAATGACCGCGCTGTCGAAGCAAGAGCTCTCGCTCATTCAGACTAACCTCGCGCACCTCGAGATCTCAGACCTTGAGCTGCTTGCATGGCGTCTCAAATGGAAAGCCACAGCAAGGCCTGAACAGGTCACGCCAGCTGGTGATTGGACCGTATGGCTGATCCTCGCAGGTCGTGGGTTCGGTAAGACAAGAACCGGTGCCGAAGACATCGCAGACTACGCGGTCAAGAACCCAGGTGTTCGCTGCGGGGTCATTGCACCAACGTCTGCTGACATCCGAGGCGTTTGCTTTGAAGGAGAGTCAGGCATCATCAACACGCTGCCAGTGAGCCTGATTGAGAACTACAACAAGTCGATCGCCGAGATCACATTGACCAATGGATCATCGATCCGGGGCTTCTCTGCTGAGGAACCTAGCCGTCTACGTGGTCCGCAGTTCCACAGAGTCTGGTGCGATGAGCTAGCTGCTTGGCAATACTGCGAAGAGACCTGGGACATGATGCGGTTTGGATTGCGTCTTGGTGACCATCCACAGGTTGTGGTGACCACGACCCCACGGCCCATAGAGCTAGTAAGGCAGCTGATCAAGGACTCTACGAAGAAGGACAGCAAGGTCCACCTTACCAAAGGATCAACATACGACAATGCTGCGAACTTGGCCAAGTCATTCCTTGAACAGATCACGCAGTACGAAGGAACACAGTTAGGCCGCCAAGAGATCCACGCCGAGGTCATCGACCCAGAAGAGTCAGGCATCATCAAACGCAGCTGGATCAAGCTGTGGTCCAAGGATAAGCCGCTTCCTGGCCTTGAGTACATTGTCATGAGCCTTGACACGGCATTCACTGAGAAGACTACAGACCGCAAGAATCACGATCCTGACCCCACGGCCTGCTCCGTATGGGGCGTGTTCAGGCACGACAAGAAGCCTGCATTCATTCTCCTTGACTGCTGGCAAGATCACCTTGGGTTGCCAGGCCTGATCGAGCGAGTCAAAAAAGAGTACACCGTCAGGTACGGCGACGATGACATGAAGCCCATGATCAAGCCGCTTGTAGGCCCGAAACAGTCTTACCTGACCGGACGCAGCCCAGACTTGCTGATCATCGAGGACAAAGGATCAGGTATCAGCCTGCGCCAGATGCTAGCCCGTGAGGACATCCTGTCGTATCCATACAACCCCGGACGAGCGGACAAGCTCAGCAGATTGCATGCCGTATCACATTTATTTGCCCACGGGTTCGTTTGGGTAGTAGAATCTGACAAGCGGCCTGGGAATCCACGTTCCTGGGCAGACCCATTGATTACGCAGCTTTGCAGCTTTACTGGAGAGGGTTCAATTAAGCATGATGACTTTGTCGACAGCACAACTCAAGCGCTCAGGCTACTTGCCGATCGCAATGTGCTCTCAGTCACCAAGCCAACTCCAGAGAGACGCGAAGCTTCAAACAAACCGCAGTTAGTTAACCCCTACGCTGCATGAGACCGGAGAATTGAATGGCTGAACGTGATGATGACAACCTAGGCGAGATGATCGATCTTCCGGATGAGGACAGCGGTGTCGAGGATACAGAAGACGGCGGTGCGCTAGTCACGATCGACGAATCACCAACTCCGGCTGACTCAGAGTTTTATGCAAACCTTGCTGAGACAATGCCGTCCTATGAGCTGGCGAACCTAGGCTCAAGTCTGTGCGACATCATTGAGAAGGACAAGGAAGCTCGCAAGCGTCGTGATGAGCAGTATGAAGAGGGCATCAGACGTACTGGCCTTGGTGAAGATGCTCCTGGCGGTGCTTCATTCACAGGTGCATCAAAAGTTGTTCACCCGATGTTGACTCAAGCTTGCGTGGACTTTGCAGCTCGTGTCATGAAAGAGATGTTCCCACCTGATGGACCAGCTCGTGAGAAGATTGTTGGCGAACCTACCTTGGACAAGGTTGAGAAAGCCCAGCGAATCACCAAGTACACAAACTGGCAGCTCACAGAGCAGATGCCTGAATTCAGAGCCGAGCTCGAGCAGCTAGCGACTCAGTTGCCTTTGGGCGGTGGTCAGTACCTCAAGATGACGTGGGATGGCAACAAGAAGCGTCCAGTCCCAATGTTCGTTCCGATTGACGATGTCTATCTGCCATTCGCAGCGACAAACTTCTACACAGCCGAGCGCAAGACCCATGTACAGTACATCACTCGCATCGAGTATGAGAAGCGCATTCAGGCTGGTGACTACCTTGACGTTGATCTTCGCGTTGATCCACTACCGCCAGACGAATCTAAAGCTTCAAAGGCCAATGACAAGATCGAAGGACGCCAGTCTGATGGCTACAACATCGATGGTCTAAGAACCATCTACGAATGCTATGTGATCCAAGACCTGGACAACGATGACGGCATCGCTCCATACGTGATCAGCATTGACAAGAACACGCAGCGAGTGCTCAGCATCTATCGCAACTGGGAAGAGGATGACGAGACCAAAGACGAGATGCAATGGCTTGTTGAGTTCCCATTCGTCCCTTGGCGTGGCGCTTATCCAATCGGCCTGATCCACATGATCGGTGGCTTGAGTGCCGGTGCAACAGGTGCTCTTCGCGCCCTCCTTGATTCAGCTCACATCAACAACTTCCCTGGCCTCTTGAAGCTCAAGTCAGGTGCAGGCGGCCAGACAGACCGTGTTGATCCTACCGAAGTGAAAGAGATCGAAGGCACATTTGGCCAAGACGATATTCGCAAGGTGCTGATGGCAATGCCATACAACCCACCGAGCCCAGTCTTATTCCAGCTGCTTGGCTTCTTGGTTGATGCTAGCCAGAACGTGGTCCGCACGACATTTGAAGAGTTTGCAGATAGCAATGCCAACACGCCAGTAGGTACAACCTTGGCTCGTCTTGAGCAAGGCATGGTTGTGTTCTCTGCAATTCACGCTCGCATGCACGATGCAATGGCTCGTGTGTTGAAGCTCTTGTTCCGTTTAAACCGCACCTACCTTGAAGAAGCACAGGTCGTTGACGAGACAGGCGAGTTGATGGTTAAACGTTCGGACTTTGAAGGTCCAATGAACGTGGTCCCTGTATCAGACCCGAACATCTTCAGTGAAGCCCAGCGCTTTGCTCAGATCCAGGCAGTCATGCAGCGTGCCAAAGAGATGCCTCAGCTCTATGACCTACGCAAGGTCGAAGAGATGTTCTTGGTTCGCTTGAAGATTCCTCAGGGCAAAGACTTGTTGCTACCGAAGCAGCAGCCGCTGGAATTGAATGCAGTGAACGAGAACATTGCAGCCACGATGAAGCGACCAATTGTCGCGTTCCCAGAGCAAGATCATCTGGCTCACTTGCAGGTGCACTTGGACTTCGTAACAAACCCAATGTTCGGTGGTAACAGGATCATCGGGCCTCAATGCGTGCCTATCTTGCTTGACCACATCAAGGAGCACATGGTCTTATGGTATGCGAACCAGATCTTCAATGAAGCATCTGACGCTGCGCAAGTAGACATTGGCGAGATTCAGAAGGGCGCAACGACCGAAGAGAAGCAGTCACTCGACAAGATGCTGGCTGCCACATCCCAGGTTGTGTCCCAACAAGCCGAAGAGACGTTCAGCTCAATACCGCAGATCATTCAAACTGCAATCGAGACCCTCCAGGCCATGATGCCTCCGCCTCAGATGCCAAACGATCCACGTGTCGAGGTCATGAAGCAGCAAGTAGAGGCCCAGGCAGCAAGAGACCAGGCCGATGCTCAGTTCAAGCAGACCAAGTTGCAGCAAGACGCCCAGATCAAGGCTCAAGAGATGCAGACCAGAAGCCAGGAGAAGATGCAAGATCTTCAAGCTCGTATGGCAATGCTGCAAGAAGATCTCAAGAAAGAGATGATGCGTCAAGAGGCCGAGGATCGCCGTGTACAAGCCCAGATCCAAGCTCGCCTCGAGATGAACGAGTCCGACAACCAAACAGCCAAGCAGCTTGCTGCCTTAGAGGTAGCAACTGGCGAAAGAATCGCGGTCTCAACAGGGACCGGGATAAACCCCACCCCACGTAGATAAGGAGTAATCATGGAAGCAATAAAGCTACACAAATTGATGGCCATGGGTAAAGGCTATCCAAAGGCGAAGAAGATCTCCAGTGATCCTTCTCCTAAGGCACCAATGCCCAGCGCAGACTACAAGACCACACCTAAGATGAAGACAGAGACTGTCAAGGGTGAAGGTAACGGCGGCACTAACAGCCAGCGCGGTACCGGCAAGAACATGATCTCAACCGTCATGGGCGGCCGTAAGTAATGATTGACAAATTCTTCGCGAAGATCCAGGCTGAAAAGGAAAAGATGGCTCACGAAGCCGTCGCCGTTAAGCCAGGTGAGGGCAAGGACATCAGTTTTGAGTATGGCTACAGACAAGGCGTTTATCAAGGCCTTGAGATGGCTAAGCAACTGATCGAAAGTGTCCTTCGCGATCAAGACAAACGAGATTCAGATTTATAAACCCAGCAGCCGGAGAAGCGAATGCTACTAGAAACACCACTATCAATGTCGTATGACTCAATCGAGGATGCCTTTCCAGATGTAGATCCTGGCATCATTCCATTTGGAAGCCGAGTCATGGTTCAAATTCGTCGGGCCAAGAGCCAGACAAGTGGGGGTATTTACATCCCTGAAGAAGCACGTAAGACAGAAGCTAGCAACACCCAGGTGGCTAAGATTGCAGCCATTGGTCCGTTGGCTTACAAGAATCGAAGCACCATGGAGTCGTGGCCGGAAGGCAATTGGTGCCAAATCGGTGATTTCGTCCGCACACCGAAATATGGCGGCGATCGTTGGTCTGTAAAGTCCGGCGATGAGGAGATCGAATTCGTGATCTTTAATGACCTTGACATTATCGGCAAGGTTACCATCGATCCGACCCAGATCAGGGCGTTTATCTAACTGCTGAAAGGAGCAGGCAATGGCAGAAAACAAAGGTGAAAACCTCTTAATTGAGGATGACGAGGACCAAGAGTCCAAGTCAAAGTCTCAGGAAGTTGAGTTCGTACCGGTCGATACACAGGCCGCCGATCAAGACGAAAATGATGACGATGAGGGCGGCGAAGACACGCGGTTGTCGGAAGACAATGAAGACCGCGAGGAAATCCGCCGTAAACGTCGCGAAGAAAAGGCCGAGCGCGCAGCGCGTAGAAAAGAAGCCATTCAACGTGACAAGACAGAGCTTAACTTCCTGAGACAGAGGAATGAGGCACTTGAGAAGCGGATGTCTGCTGTTGAGATGTCTGCGGTTGCCAATACCATCTCGAACATCGATTCTCGTCTAAACGACAAGATCGCCGAGGTACGGGCAGCTGAGCGAATCATGGGCCAGGCAGTAGAAGCTGGTAACGGAGAAGATGTAGCTAAGGCTCTTCGAATCCGTGATGAAGCCATGAAACAAGTGCAGCAACTGCAAGTCATGAAGCATCGTCAGTCGCAAACAGCAAATGAGATTCAACAACCACAAGGTCCGGACCCTGAAATCGCGAGCCATGCCCAGCAGTGGGTAAGCAAGAATTCATGGTATGACCCAAATGGAAAAACCGAAGAATCCAAAATTGTGTTAGCAATTGATCAAACTTTGGTAGAAGAGGGCTATAATCCAAAATCAGAGGCGTATTGGCAAGAACTCGATCGTCGAGTCGCCAAACGACTGCCTAACATAAAAGGTGGCAGTGACAATGATGATGATGGTGTTAGTACAGCAAGAACAGGACGCAGAGGTCCTCCAGTTGGTTCCACACGGGACCATGCTCCATCTTCTTCTCGCCAACAAGTATACATCTCCCCTGAACGAAAGCAAGCAATGATAGATGCTGGAGTCTGGGAAGATACCGTTTTACGCCAACGCTACTTGAAGCAGTACGCCAAGTGGGACCGCGATAATTCTAACAATGCAACTCGCTGAAAGGAGTGAGAAAATGAACGACGAAAGATTGAAAAAAACTGCTGACGTATCTCGCCAGTCTCGTGCAGCCACCGATCGTGCGGTGACTGAAAATCGTGAAATAAGCGACGATGATCGTGTTGAGATGTTCAGATCGCAATTTTTCCAAGACGCTTTGCCAGATTTACCAAAGCTTTCAGGTTTCCATACATGCTGGTTGACCACCACAAATCCTAGAGACTCGATCCAGCAACGGATTCGCCTAGGATACGAACCTATTAAATCCGAAGATGTGCCTGGCTGGGAATACGTTACCATCAAGACAGGCGAATGGCAGGGGTTCATCGGTGTCAACGAAATGCTCGCATTTAAACTTCCCATGTCGCTGTATCATCGCTACATGCAAGAAGCTCACCATGATGCTCCTGCTCGTGAAGATGAAAAACTCACGTCAGTGTTAGATAGCATTAAGGAAAGTGCAGAGGCAGCTGGTGGTCGAATCGTGGAAGGGGATGGTATATCTTCATTGCGTGAAAACGCTAGCCGTAGATCTTCTTTTGAGGACCTATGACTGGTATTCATCCAATTCTTCTTTGAGGAAAACCAAACATGTCTACTACAAATGCACCGTTTGGCTTCCAGCCCGTATACCACGCAAGTGGCTTTGTACGGCCGGCAGCCTTTACGCTGGCAGATAACGCCGCCGTAACGTTGTT